CGACAGTCGCCGCCCGCATACCTTGGTGGAGGTCGTACCGTCCTCTGGTGCCGCATGCCTCCTGCGCGGTGAGCATTCGCTCCGGCCTCCACCGGAGGTTTTATGGAAGAGGTTGACAAGTACGATGCCCTGCGACGTAGGCTCCTGTTGTGGACTGCGATGACGGAGACGGAGAAGAAACTGGCGGACGAGCCGACGACGGTGATCGCTTGGTGTGAGAAGTATGGGGCGTCGGACCGCTGGGTGTCTAAGCAGCGGGCAAAGACCGAGTTCAAAGAGGAGCTTGCCAAGTTGCAGGCCAAGAAACTGGATCAGAACCCGTTTAAGCCTGTGGCCGGGTTGTCTGAGGATGAGGCGAAAAAAGAGTTGTCGAACGTCGAGTTGTTTGGTGAGGTGGTGCGCAACCAGTTGATGATGGCTGCCCAAGGCGATAAAGTGGCGCTCGATTTCATCAAGTCGGCGAACGTGTCTAAAGCGTTTATTGACCAGTTGACGGCCGAGTTTGAATCCGAGTTTCCTGACTTGACTGACGAGGAGTTGTGCGGACGGTTTTTGGATGTGTTTACTGATACGGTGGTTTCTGTGTTGAAGGAGCGTGGGTGGAGTGTCGTCCGAAGTTGAAACGCCGGGCGGTATCCCGGTCGAGGATTGGGTGTTGGTGCAGAAGGTGGCGCGCGCCTATGAGGTGGACCCGCTGCTGGTGGTGGCGATCGGGTTTGCTGAAACCCAGTGGTTTAAAACTGGTCTCGGGTTGCAAGGTTTAGGGTTGGGTGTCGGAGCGTATGATAGCGGTGCAACGTTCAAATACGCAGGGGTGGAGAAGCAGGTGCGGCGTGGGTGCCAGATTTTGCGTCGTAACCGGGTGCGGTTCGTTTATGACATTGTGGACGGCAAACTGCATGCGTCGGGCCGTTGGGTGAACGGTCGCTATGTGGGTGAACCTGGTTCGGTTCGTTGGGCGTCAGCCGACACTGCTGACGGTGGGCCACATGCCGGGCCGCCGTTCCCGTGGTCGCGTAATGTGGTGGCAGTGTATCTGCGTCTGCTTCGCGAATACGGACAGGTGCGGCCCGTATAGGTATGGCTAAGAACCCCGGTTTGATGATTGTGCTCGGTGTCGCACCGAAGAAGGGTGCTGGCCGAAAAGATTCGCGTGCTGCTTCACTTGAAAAGTTGAACAAGATGGCGACAATAGAAGCTGCTTCACGTAAAAAAGATGAGGAGGATGAGGGTGGCGAGTGGACATGTCCAGAGTGCGGCACTGCGGTGATGGCGACGATGAACAAGTCTTCGATGGAATGCCCATGCTGCGGCGCCGACATGGAGGAAGACGAGTACGAAGGCGACGAGGAAGAGGACGAGGAAGAAGGTGACTAGTTGTGGCGGTGCGCTACGGTATCGTCAACGGCCAAGTGGTCCCGCTTCCACCTACTGATCCGTCTCTCCCTGCTGTCCCTGTGTTCGGTGGTGCAGGTATCAATGCGGTGACAATGCCGCCACCGATACAGTTGCCGCCAGTTCCTCGGTACACGTCGCCTCAACTTTTTATCAACCAGGTGCCTGAACGTCCGCCGTCTATTTTGGTTGACCGTATCCCTGAGAAACCTTCTTCGATTCTGGTTGACCGTGTGCCGGAGCGTCCACCTTCAATCCTGATTGACCGTATCCCTGAGCGTCCCGGTACCCGTGTTGACGCAAGCACGTCAGCGGAGGATCGCCGTCTTGCCCGGATGGGGTTGGAGCAGCGTCAACGTATAAACGCCTCCACCTCTGGTACCGCCGAACCCGATTTCCGCGTCCAATGGACTCCGAAGCCAGTAGAGGTCTCTCCCGCAGATGTTGCTAAATATGGCCCTAACGCTGCTGGTGTTAAGGGTATTATATCTTCTGCTGGTTCTTTAAGTGAGGAAGCCGCTAAAATCGCAAATGACACGTGGGATGCCGCGAAAGGTGACACGAGGCGTGCCGCGTGGAATGCTGCGGGGAATGCCGCGCACGGTGCCGCGTTGGGTGCCGCGAGGGGTGCCGCGGGGGGCGACGCGATGAGTGCCGCGAGGGGTGCCGTGAGGGGTGCCGCGTATGGTGCCGCAGAAGCCGAAGTAGTAGCCGACAAAATCACCCCTGAACAGTACAAGTTACTGACTAACCCACTGGCCGTAGGCGTTACATACGACCGCATCCTAAACTCCCTTCCCGAGAATGACCGGGGTTCGTTCCGTTCCGCTGTGATGGCGGCCAAGCCAACTTCTCCGGAACAAGTCCAGCAGATTGCTAACCTCCCCCGGCGCGCTATGGACAACCTGGGTAGCCTCAAGGGGGATATGTCGTTTGATAGAAAGATTTCCGCTGTGTCTCGCGTAAACCGCGCGATGCCTGCTGACCGGGCTGAACGTGAAGCGAACCGCAGCAAAGCAGTTCGGGAGGTAAAGTGATGTACGGTGAGAAGAAAGTTGGCAAAGTGATGGGCGAATATAAACGCGGGAAACTGCGCTCATCGTCCGGACAGAAAGTGATGACCCGCAAACAAGCGGTTGCTATCGCCATGTCCGAAGCCGGGTACAGTAAACCTAAAAAGAAGAAGCGGGGGAAGAAATGACCCCGGCACGTAAAAAAGCAATCCTTGAAATGGCTGGCGTGTCCGGTGTGAACAAACCTAAGCGCACCCCGAACCATCCCACAAAGTCGCATATCGTTGTCGCCCAGGAGGGTGGCAAAGTGAAGACGATCCGGTTCGGGCAGCAAGGCGTGTCTGGCTCCCCGAAGAAAGCCGGGGAGTCCGCGTCGTATCGTAAGCGCCGCGAATCGTTTAAGGCGCGCCATCGTCGCAACATCGCAAAAGGCAAAATGTCAGCGGCGTATTGGGCCGACAAGGTGAAGTGGTAGTATGGCGTACACGAAACCGAAACTTCGTGAACGCATCAAACGTGAGGTGATGGCTGGCTCGAAAGGTGGTAAACCGGGGCAGTGGTCGGCACGTAAAGCGCAGATTGTGGCGCAGCGTTATAAGGCTGCTGGCGGTGACTACACTGGTAGCAAAACCAGTAAGCAGCGTAGTCTATCTAAATGGACGAAAGAGAAGTGGCGCACCTCGGATCGTAAACCTGCTATCCGTGAAGGTGGCACCACCCGCTATCTGCCGGATAAAGCGTGGGCGAAACTGTCTGCGTCGGAGAAGGCGGCAACGAACCGCAAAAAGTTGGAGGGTTCGCGGCGCGGGAAGCAGTTTGTACCAAACACCCCAAAAGCGAAACAGGCTCGCAAGCGGGCTATGGAAAAGGCTGGCTATTAGGTTGTTTTTCGCCACCTGGCGGGGACTGTTATGAACGTGAAGACAAGAGCCTACGAATGCCGCTACTGCCGCCGGATCATCAACGTTCCAGCTACGCAGCCTGCACCCGAAGAGTGCAAAAACTGCGGCGGACCTTACGGGCCTGTCCGGAGGAAAACATGAAGATAATGGTTGCGTCGCTGTTTGCGACACTTGGGTTGTATGTCTCGGTGAACGAGGCCGATACGCTGATGAAGACGTTCGTCCCGCAAGCAGAGGAGGCGGCTGCCGTCTACTCGTTGACTGCGGTTGGGAACGCTGCGCGCGTGTACGCTTTGCTTGAAGGTGAGACAACTATCGGTGGGCAGTTTGCCCGCGTGTATGCAGAGACACCGAACCGGGAAGCGTTGACGGTGGACGGCGCTACAATCCGTTTCGATAACGGCAACTCGTGCTGGCTGCTGCAAGACACCCCGGTGGATGAGCCGAACCGTATTGAGGTGTGCTGATGGCAACTATGTCTCGCCGCCGACGCTCCTTAGAGGGGCTGGTTGCTGAGGCAGAGTTGCGCCGCTGCAAAGAAGATAAGCGGTATTTTATTGAAAACTATTGGCATATCCCGGTGGAAGGTGCGCCTGGTGGTCGTGCGTTGTTCAAGTTGTGGGATTTTCAACACGATGCGTTTGATGCATTGCAGTCAAACAAGCGTGTGGTGATCGCAAAATGTCGTCAGTTGGGTATGACAACGTTGACGATGGCGGACACGGCGCACGAACTGTTGTTCTCTGAGGACCGTTTTGAGGCGCTTGTGCTGTCGTGGCGTGAAGATATCGCCCAGTCGACGCTCGGTATGATAGAGTTCGGATATCAGTATCTACCTGCGTGGATGCGTGCCCGGTTGCCGAAACGTGATGACCGGACGAAGGAGCGTATTACGTTCCGCCATAGTGATGGTCGTACCACATCAGCGCAGGCGTTTTCTGGTACTGGTCGGTCTGGTGCTTCTAAAACGGCGACGCGCGTCATTTTGGACGAGTATGCGCTGATGGAAAACCAGGGTGCAGTGTATCGCGCTATTGAACCGACGACGTTGGCGGCGATGCGCAACCCGGGGAAGAAGGCAGTGTTTATTGTTATTTCTACGCCGCGTGGAAACCGCAACCAGTATGCGCGACTGTTTTGGGATGCGTGGGATCAGAAGTCTAACTGGCGCGGTTTGTTTTATCCGGTGACCTGCAACCGTTTCTTGGCGGCCGAGGGTGAAGATTTTTGGGCGGCGTGGGAGATGAAACGCACCACCGAATACGCGGGCCGCGATCACGAGTTTTTTGCCGACTATCCACGCAGCCCTGAGGAGGCGTTTCGCGAGTCGGGCCGTGGACGGTTCTCGAACCTGCCCGAGTTAGCGGACTGCCCACCGTTTGAGGTGGCTGGGTTTTTGGTGCGCGACGGTGCAAACTATAAGATTGATTTGGCGCGCAGCGACCTTGATATGCAGGCGGCACACATTTGGCTTGCTGACGAGTTTGCGAACCTACCTAAACAAGTGAACTACGTGATCTCGGCTGACCCGTCTGGCGGTGTCGGCAAAGACTACCACGCCGCCCAGGTGATGTGCGTCGATGAAGGTATGGTGCGTATTGTGGCCTATATTCACCGCAACGATGTAGACCCAACCGAGTTCGCTGACTACCTTGATGTGGCTGGCCGGGTGTTTAAAGGTGCTAATGGCCGTCCTGCGGTGATTGTGGTGGAACGCAACGAGAACAACGAAGGTGAAGTGATTTCCCGTTTGCGGCAGCGTAGATATCCGAACCTGTTTCGCTACATGGCGAAAGACCGTCCGACAGAGCGGTTAGCCCCGGTGTACGGCTGGCCGATCAATAAAGCAACTAAACCTGAGGCTATCAACGCGCTTGCCCGCTTGTTCCCGGCTGAACCTGATGGGGCTGGCGGGTTTCGCCCGGCACCAAAACTGCAAGGCATTTATCCTGAGTTGCGCGACGAGCTGGTGAACTATGTGGTGATTGAGAAAGAGAACGGGCGTGTAGAAACCCGGGCGGACGGCAACGGTCATGACGACTTAGTGTCTTCGACCGCTATCGGGTGTGCAGTACTGGAACGCCAGAAACCTCGCAAACTGTCAGGTTCCGCCCCCATCAACGAAACCGTCCCCGAAGACGGCCCTATGGTTGTGTTCAACCCTACCGAGTATCTGGATAAGCAGATGGCGGAGGCCCATAGGGTTGAGCGGAAGGCGAAGGTTGCTTGGCGGCGGCTGCAGCGCCGTCAAGAAAACAGTCGACGGCAGAGGATATAACCACCCATGAACTATACAGAGCGCGCCAACGTGGATGCAGTCAAGTTCGAGGACGCCCGCTCCCTTGTTCTTTCTGCTGAGAACAGGGATGCTGGGTTGCGATCGTTTGTTGCGTCTATGCGCAACATGTATCGCACTGGCCGCCTTGACACCAGTTTGACGGTGCAAAGCCTTGACCGCTATTTGTGGGATCGGGACGACTATCGAACCCAGTTGGAGGCGCTCAACCTGGCTTGTTCGTACATCAACATCATTGTGGCTTCAACGGCGAGCCGCCAACCGTTTTTGACGGCTGAGCCTGCATACTTGTCGCCTGATTCGCAGAAGGCTGCTGACGGTGTGGCTGCGTTGGTGCGCGGCTTTTTGGATGAGGATGACACGATTTCGGTGGCGCGCCGCTGCGGGTTGGACGCGTCAATCTCTGGCGACGGGTTTGTCCATGTGCAGTGGGAGTTGGACATTGATACGCTTTCTGAGCAAGAATACGAGGACGCTAAGCAGGCCGCTATCGCAGAGTATCAACAGTTGGCACTTGCCGCCGGGGATGACCCGACGCCGCCGCAGGAGTTGCTGGACGCTATCCCGACCGAGAAACTGGTGACTAACCGTCCGACCGCCCGCTACGTTTCTCCTATCGACGTGTTTCTTCCAGCCCACATTTCAGATGTGAACGAAACCCCGTGGTATGCGATCCGTTCCATCATGCGTGTTGAAGATGTGAAGAACAACCCGGCTTACGACAAGCAAGCCCGCGAAGAGGTGGGGGCCGAAAGTTCAAGCCTTGACGACGCTGCCCGCCGCCTTGACGTTGTGAACGCTAACACGTACAGCACCTCCCAGTCTGAGGTTTGCACCGTGTACACGTTCTACGACTGCTTGGCGCACCGGATCGTGGTGTTCACCAACAACGGTGGGAAGCCTTTGTATGATGGTCCTAACCCGAACAACTTCAAGGACCGCTGCTTGGTGCATTTGCGTGCCAACCGGGACGGGGAGCAGTTGCGTGGTTTCGGAGACCTTGAGTTGATTGCCGGGCTGCTGGACAAACTGAACTTTGTGCTTCGTCAGCAGATTGAAAACTTGGAGCGGCAGGGCACCGTGTATGTGACCCGGGAAGATGTGTTCTCTGATGAAGACCGCGCCGCCCTCGAATCGGCTCGACCTGGCGACGTTATCACTGCGCACGGTATCGCTGACGGCACCCGCCTTGGCGACGTGATTGAGGCGTTCCCGGTGACTGCATTGTCAAACGATGTGTATAACGCCCGTGAACAGTTGCAAGCCGACATTGTGAAAGTGCTCGGCTTGTCCGAGTTCCAAACTGGTTCGCTTGGACCGTCCCGCATGTCTGGTACTGCTGCTGCAGTCGCTGACGGCGTGGCAACGCTGCGCGCCCAAGCCCGCCTTGAGGCGTACGAAACGTTCTATATCCGGATCGCAAACCTGTTTTGGAAGCTGTCCCGCCAGCATTTGACTGAAGACCAGGTGGTCAAAATCATCGGCCCAGACGGGTCGCTGTTCCAAGAGACGGTTACGATGGAGGAAATGTCCCTTGATTTCTTTATCCGTGTGAAGACGGGTTCTATGGCCGCTGTCAACCCGGCTACCCGCGCCGCCCGTGGCGCAGAGATGATGAACCTGGCTGAACGCCTTGAGGCTTCCGGCTATGATGCCGATAACCTTCGCCGCTATGCGCTACGTGAAATGGGTGTTGACCCTGAACTGATGGGTGTCCGCCGCACCCCGCCGCCGCAGCCTGCCGCAGCCCCCGGTATGCCGGGTATGCCTGTGGCCCCCGGCTCCCCTCAAGCCGACATGATGGCGATGGGTGGACCCGCAACCCCCGGCGTTGAAGGCACCTACGCACTGTAGAGACAGGTGTAGCCCGTATTGTGTGGAAACGTTTTCCAGCGTTTCCGCTTTTGATAAGCCATACCGCTGACGCGAATAAGTCGCTATCAGGGAACTAACAGGCATTCAAGGAGTGTTGAAAATGGAAGCAAGCAACAGATACGGTGATTTGGACGCGATCATTGAACAAGTGTTCAGTTCAGTTCCAGACACAGAATCTGTCCCCGAGACAGAAGCAGCCGCTGGCAAGCCCGCAGAGGCCCCAGTAGAGGAAGCAAAAGTTGAGGAAGTCGCCGAGGCGGAAGCCGAAGGTGACACCACCGAAGACGAGTCCTCCGACGACGAATCTTCGGAGTCTGACGCAGTTGAGGCGGAAGCCGAAACTGGGGAAGGCGAGACTGCCGATGTGTTGTCTCAACTGGTTACCGTAAAGGTGAACGGTCGAGAGCAGCAGATTCCGGTCGAGCAAGCAGTGAAAGGCTACCAGATGGCTGCCGCCGCGAACCAGAAGTTCGAAGAGGCTGCCAAACTCCGGAAGGAGGCCGCTGAAGCGGTTGAGTTCCGGGAGACTTTCGAAAGCTTGTGGAGCCAGGAACCAGCAAAACTCATCAGCCATTTCGTCTCCGTAGCGGACGACCCCAATCCGATAGTCGAAGCAGTGATCTTACAGGCTGCAGCGACCGGGCGTTTGAACCCGGACGTTGCCGAAGCCCTCGGGATTACGAAAGATGTTTCGGAGCGGCTGTCGCTGAACTTTCAGCGGGAGCAGGTTGAGGCGCAGCGCGCAGCGTTGCAGCGTCAACAGGAGTTGGCCAACATCAGTCCAGACGAAATCCCAGATGAACATGGGTACACGGTCAACGACTACCGCGTCGCAATCGATGAGATTGTGAAAGTCGCGGGGCTGGAAGATGCCTCCGCTGACGAACGACGTGCCGTAGTTGAGGCAGTGTTCGCCCACGGGGATTCTGTAGGGATCGTAAACCCGTTTCTCGCCTACGCAAGTTGGAGAGACACACAAGCCCGTCAAGAAGTCGAGAGGTCGAAGCGGGCTAAGAAAGCGGTTGCGAAGGTGGCCCCGGCTACCAGAACTTCCGCAGCCTTGTCCCCTAAGGGCCAGGTTCAACACACCCCAACAATACCTACAATGAACACGACGCAGGATGCTGCAGCGTGGGCGTTGCAGGAGTTAGAGCGTCAATACGGCGCTCTATAAGCCAACTTAGTTCCCGAAAGGGAGGAGAAAAACATCATGGCTGCAATCGGCACAACTGCCTACGGCGAGGCTCTGTCCCTCGCGCTGAGGAACTTCCTCAGCAATAAACCCATCAACCAGACCTACACGGACCACCCGCTCTTCGACACGTTGAAGAAGAACGCTTCGTCCGCGACTGGTCCGCGCCTCGTGGTCCCCGTCATCGGTGGCTCCGTGGCTCAACCCACCTTCAGCTCGAACGGCTCCGGCTTGTTCGCGCCGACGGTCACTGACGACATCGCAGGCTCCGCTGAGTACCAGTGGTCCCGCCCGCTCGTCGGTTTCGTCCGTGTCCGCTACCAGGACCTCGAAGAGAACGCAGGCAAGACGCAGCTCGCTGACCGCCTCCGCGTTCACATCGACGACCTGCTCGAGCAGACCAAGGTCAAGATCGTGGACTTGCTCCACACCGAGAACGGCTCGCTTCCGTCGGGTTCTTTCTCGTCGCTTGACACGCTCTGCAACGACGCGGTGACCACTGTCGGTGGCATCAACTACACCTCCTCGGGCAACTCCTTCTGGCGCCCGGTGACGGAGACCTCTCCGTCGACCGACCCGAAGGTTGCGATCCGTACGATGGTGCAGAACATCACCAAGAACGCGAAGGGTGTCCGTCCGGACGTCGTTCACGTCGGTGAAAACATGTGGAACGCCATTCAGGAATACATCGACAACAAGGCCACCATCACCTCCGGTATCGGTGGAACCGACGTCGAACTCTCCTGGCAGAGCGTTTCGTTCGGCGGCATCGAAGTCCGTTGGGACTACGACTGCCCGGATGACCGCGCCTACTTCCTCCACACCCCGTCCCTCTACTTCAAGTATCTGACCGACAACTTCCTGAAGTCGGCCAGCGCGAAGCAGGTGAACGAGGCTGTGTCTGGTGTCGTGAACACGTCGCTCGACGAAGTGTTCCCGGTGGTCACCATCATGTGCGTCGGCACTTCACAGCGCCGCGCCCTCGGTATGATCGACGGCTTCACCGCCGGTTCCTGATTACCATAGGCCAACCGTTCTGGGGGTCGGCTCGCTGCGGCGGGTCGGCCCCCTATCGGTAGGGGTAAACCATTATGAACCGCTCTGACCTTCGCACCCGCGTTCGCACTTTGACGAACATTTACTCCACAGCTTTGCTGTCGGATGCGCAGATCAACACGGTTTTGGAAGAAGTCCACTTTGAGATTTGTGGTAGTTCTCAGTGGCCGTTTTTGCAGAACTCTACCACCCTTTCTGTGGTCGCTGGTGATGCGACCTATACGCTGCCGGGAGATGCGCGTGAAGTGCTGTTGGTGTCTTCTAAAGATATCAATACGACACCGCGCCAGTTGAACGCTGTTTCTACGTTCGATGCTGACACGATCCCGGATAACTATCCGTCGTCGTGGCCGCTGTATTACACGGTCGAGGGTTCGACGCTGACTTTGTACCCTGAGCCGTTTACTAATGAGACGCTGACTGTCCGGTATTTGGAGCAGGCTGAGGCGTTTGATGGCGACACTGATGTTCCACCGTTTGACGTTGAGTTTCATCCTGTGTACGCATACGCTGCTGCTGCCCGCATTTTGGCGGAGCGCGCCGCTCCGCAGGCCAAAGTCCGCTCAATGCTGGAACTGGCCGCATTGTATGTTGAGCGGATGCGTCGCTTCTATCTGACCAGTTCAGACCACGCCTCCGTTTCTATTGGGAAACGGAGGTGGCGCTGGTGAAACTTGATATTACTGATTTCTCTGGCGGCATCCTTGAGGCTGTTTCCCCAGGCGATTTTACTGATCGCCAGAACGCCATTGTAAAAGGGTTTGTCCTTGAAGACGAGGTGCGTCTGCGCACTCAGGGTGCTATTCAACGTATTTCGGCTTTGACTGATGTGATTGCTTGCCGCACGTTTCGCGGTGTCAACCAGTCGTATATTTTGGTGCTGCGCACCGGAGGCGTCCTGCAGTATGCGGTGTCCCCGTCCCGGACTGCTACAAATGCAACGACGGCTGGAACATCGTTCACTAACTTGGCTACTATCGGGTCAGAAGCCCGGTTTACTGGCGATGCCCGGGCGAAAGTGAGCAACGAGTATAAGCCTGCAACGATTGTGCATTCGCTCGCTGGCTCCGGAAACGGCGTGCTTGTTTACGAGAACGACGCCGGGAATGCCCTTGTGCTGCAGACGTTCACCAACTTCTATCCGACTTTGACGAAAGAGGTTGGCCTGATCCAAGTGACGAACGGCGGCGACGCGTACGCAACGACGCCGACCGTCACTTTTACTGGCGGCTCCGGCTCTGGGGCTGCGGCGACAGCGACCGTGGTAAACCAGTCGGTTGTCGGTATTACGGTCACCGCTGGCGGGTCTGGATATGTGACTCCGCCCACTATCGGTTTCAGCGGCGGCGGCGGCTCTGGTGCAACCGCAGAAGCCATTTTGCAAGACACTGCAAGCATCGCTGGTGGCGTTCTTCCGCGCCACAATGTTGCCTCCATGTGGGGCGACACGTTGATGCTTGGCGACATTCAATGGTCGGAAGCAAACGCAATCTCAGGGTTGAACGCCGGGAACGTGAAACGGTACTCTAACTATGTGTGGCACGCGCAAGACCCAACTGATTTGACTATCTTCGACCCACGCTACCCAGCCCGCGTCGCAGAGGAAGGGTCAATCATTGTTGGTCTGCAAGAAACTTTTGAGGGTATGCTCGTGTTGACGACAACGACAACAGGTCAAGCCGGGCTGACGCTGCTGCGAGGCACCCCGGAAGACTACTCGGTTGAGAAACTACGTCCGGGCCTTGGCCTGCTGCCTGGTATTGATACGACGATGCGTAGCGCAGTTCACTGCTGGTGGAACGACCTTGCTTCCACAATGTTTATTGATAGTCTTGGCAAAATCTATCAGGTTCGTGGCGGCCAAGCTGAACGCATTGACCGTTTCGGTGTACAAGCCCCAGAGATCGGAAGCAACACCGACTCGGTGGCTGCTATCGGGCAGTGGCTGTTTGCGTCTCGCGACGGCAGACTGCTTGTGATGCGGTCGTTTGGAACTGACGGTGCTTGGACGGAGTTGGTGAAGCCCGCTGGTACCCCAACGTCGTTTTCCGTTGACCGAGATTTGTTGAACTTTGTGTCTGACAGTAAGTTGTACCGCTACTGCATTGAGGGGCCTACCGCTGAGCGTGGTATGGTGGCTGGCGCGTATGTGGATTTGGAACTAGGTACACGCACAGTTGGCGCACCTGAAGAAAAGTTGGACAAGTGGTGGACGCAGGCCACGGTGCGTATACAGTCTATCACTGCTGGTGTGCTGAAAAGCGTGGAACTTATCGACCGTGGGGTGCTTGCGTCGTCGCCCGGCTCTGCGCTGTTTACGCTAAACAAGAATCTATCGTCTCGAGACCTTACGACAGTCCCCGGCCTCGGACCTTCGGTTGAGTGTTCCGCCAAGTTGGTTATCACTGGCGACGTTCGTATTGAGAACATTTCGTTTGAGGTTGAGGGTGGGGATGAGGAACGATGACCACCGATCGTATCTTGGACAGAAACCAACTTATCACCGATAGCGGTGCTATTGGTGGCGACGGGTCTTCTAATGTTTTGGTTGTCGGGGAGCCGTCCGAAACAACCACCAGTTTGCGGCGGGTAGAGACAGCAACAACGCGCCTCGCTAACGCACTTGCAGGAGACGAGGGCGCTGTTCCTTCACGTTCGGTACCTCCTACGACAACTGGGTCGTCTCTCTACATTGGTACCGTGGTCACTTATGCAAGCAGTGGCACAGGAACGGCCACAATCAATGGAGTTACTCAAAACTTTACGAACAGCACCGGGATAACGCTGTTAGCAAGCGACGAAATCCTGCTCACCAAAAAGAGCGGGGTCTACTATGCGATTGGTTTGATTAGCCGCGCCGGGGTTGGATACCCTGGTAGTAGCACCACTCAGTTGTTTACCGCAGCAAACGCTGTTCCAGGATTGCCGTACCAGACGCTGACAACTATTGGTATTTGGGGCAGTGCAGACGGGTGCGTATGGTCGAGCACCGGGGTTGTGGTAAGTTATGCTGATGCGCAAACGTATACAATCACTCGCCCGTCCACATCGTTTGACCACTGCTGGGGCCTTGTTGACGATCCTAACGGCCCGTGGGTGTTTGTAAACCGTACCGCAACTTCAAACGGTTTGCATGTGGTGTACAACGGGACCGGAACTACACACAACTATGGGGCGTGCCAAGTGCTTGGCACACACGCCGGAAAAGTGTGGGTGTGGGCGGGTTTGAAAGCTGGTGTCACGGATCGCCGTCTCGTTGCTATCAGCAGCACCGGGACAGTTGCTGACTACACTAACGCCTCTTTGAGCGTGCTTTCTGCTACCGCTAACGCCACTATCGGTAGGGCTGGGCAGTGGGGCATTGTGCTGTGGGATTCTGGGGATGTGGTGACTGTAAGCATGTCGAGCGGCGCGCCGAGCACGTACACGCAGTATCTTATTGCTACGTTTCCGAGTTTGCAAACTTCTGCGGGTAGCCACATTACGGACACCTGCATTTCAGATAACAGTTTCTTTTACCTCTCGTCAACTGGTACCGACCGGGACTATCGCCGTTGGAACTTTGGCAGCGCAACCTTGAACACGTTCCTTGATGTGTTGCCTGTTGGGTTTACCCACGAAAACATTGGGACGACTGGCAGTGTGAACGCCGTTATTTCTGGGAACGACGGGACAGACCAGGCGGTTTGTTTGAACTCTGGGGCGGGCACAACCACAGAGACTTTTACAGGTACCACTATCGGATCGTTTGACATTGCCTCCACCCCGACGGGTGAGGTGATTGGGAAAATCCGCAGCGACTCTACCGGGCTGGATACCATCATTGGCGTTGGTTAGGCCGTCAGGTATAGCCCCCAGTGGCAAAGCGTGCCTTTCCACGCCCGAGGACGACACATGACCCGTAAAGAAGCTTTCATCGCGCAACGAACAAAAGAACTGCGGGCTGCAGGGAAACCCGTCGACGTTGCACAGTTGGAGGCTCGGTTCAACGAGCTGAACGCAACAGACGCAGGTAAAGCCCAGATTGCTGAAAAGGTTGCTTTATTTAACGGTCCTGCTAAGACTCCTCTGGCCACCCCAGCAGCCGCGCCTGCCGCAGTACCAACACCGACTACGACACCGACTACGTACGATCCGACTCGGCAAGCGGTCGTACCCACTTCGGAAGCCCGCGTCAACACTGGACCAGCACAAGCCCCTGCGCCAACTCCCGCCGCCACTAACTCCATTCCTGGCTTTACTTTTGGTGCTGCGGCTGCGGCTGCGGCTGCGCCTAAACCGCTGACACCGCAGCAAGCTGCCGCTACCTACGGTACGTTCAAAGAAGCGCTGGCGGCAATGCACCCTGCGGCAGTTGCAAAATACACCTCTGATGGCACAGGCCTCAACGCCGACGAAGCAAAAGCACTGCAGGCACAGTTTCCAAATCTGTACAAAGAGTTTGCCAACAAGCCCGGTGGTCTTGGTGGCGCACTGCCTGTTTACCAAGTCCCGGGGACGGCTGGTAAAGACATTATGCCCTTCGGGACAACCCCTTCTTCGAGCACAACGCCGAGCGGCTCTACGA